CGGTTTCTTCGTCTTTCAATACAAAGTCGTCAAGTCCAGCTTTATCAAAATCTTCAGCAAGCATACCGTAATATCTACGGTTACTTAAATCAATTTTGTGGTCTGGCTTAATTCCAGTTTCTTTATATTTTTGAATCTCTTCATCATCTGACTTATCTTGCCAAGTCATAGGATCTAGGGTTAATAGTTTTTCACCGGCTGAACCGTCTTTGTCGTATTTAATATTAGTTTTATACTTAATAGACGATGATAATGCTGTTAAAGCACCATCTGTCGCCATTTGTACCGATGTACCACCAGAAGTCCATTTAATGTTACCAAGATACAAATAACCGTTTTGCCTAGCTTGTAACATCCAAATTCCCTTAGATGATAAACTGACATTCCCTTGGTTAGAATAAAGATTTAACGTATTAGATGAACCGACATAAAACTGTAAATCCTGACCTTGCTGTAATTTAGCTAAATCAGTTGTTGCGCCGTTGATTGATTGCCAACTTCTACCACTAATCAACTTAATTGTATCCGCATATACTGTACCAGAAGTGTTAACAGAAAAACGCGGGTTGTTTTGGTTGTACCCAACGTACATTCCGTGACCTGTAAAGAATGAGTAACCACCGGTCTGTTCATGGTGATCAGCGTCTTCTTGCGATATACGCAATCCAGTCATTCCTAGTTCAGCAGAAGTATTTAATCTATTTGTTCCTGATTGAATGCCGGCGTCACTTTGTGTATACCAAGCATACTGCTTCGTACTACCAATATAAGCGTCATCTGCTGTTACCGTCCCGCTAATACCTAACCTTGTACCATCGCTACCTAGATTATATACGCCGTTTTGATTAATACGAATCCAAGGGTCAGTGTTTCCACTAGGCTGGTTATTGTAGTAATAAGGATTGTCAGAAAAATCATATATTGTCCCTAACTGGTTGGCATAAAACTTTCCACCGTTAGTAATACCAATCTGAACACCTGTTAAGTTACCAGTCGTAATGTTGCTTGCGTTGATATTGATACCGTTTATTTGTGAGAAATCAAGCTGACCACCTTTAATAAAATTAGCGCTCAATTCACCAGTAACAATATTGCCGGCGTCCATATTTAGAACGTTTATTTTAGCAGCGTCAATCGTCCCAATCTGTAGCCTTGTCGCGTCAGCCGCACCATCAAATTTAACCCAAACAGTACCTGAATAAGTATACATGGCGCGTCCGTCAGGCTCGTTATTGTCGCTTTTAAACCAAACGTCACCTTGAACTGCACCGGTTGGTGTGTCTGTCCCATAGAAAACTGTATGTGAACCTTGCTGTATAGCTGTATTTTCTTTCCATTGTTGATCTGTTGAAGCAGAAAGAACCCAACCGCTACCATTATAGTAATACATTTCAGTATTTCCGTTAGGTAACAGCTTGTACCACACATCGCCTTGCTTACCACTTAATGGTTGTTCTGAACCATAAGAAGTGCTTTGATGTCCGCCGTTTGATATACTCCACTGCGTTTGGTTGCTAATTGCTTGCGCCTGACCACTCAAACGGTTGACTTGATTTGTTAATGAGTTTCCACTTAAATTATCACCTAAGCTAATCGTTGTTTTTGTTTCATCAACTAAGTCATAATCAACTTCAAATACTCGCGTTTTGTAACTCATGTCTCTATCGCTGTGCATGATTAAGACAGTATCACCAAGTGATAAATTACCAACATCTGCTACCGTAGCTGAGTATTGTATTTGTGGGTGGTTTGCTTTCATTAAGTCTTTATAGGCTTGTTGAATAAGTATATTAACATCGTCTATCTGGTCGTATTCTTGTATAAGCAGTCTTGCATTACCGTTTATTTGCCCCCATTCAGCAGTAGCAACAGGGTCGTTTAGTATGATTGAACCTTTTGGTTTGTCTAGCGGTTGATTGGGTTTAGCCCATACAACGTCTGATATGTCAATTCTGCGTCCATAACCATCAGGAGAACCGTCAGTACCTTGGCTAACCTGTTCCCCTTTACCACGAGGCAATATAGCTGTGTATATACTATCAGTAGTCTGCTTCTTTGTGACTGTTAACAAGTTAGAACCATAGGCGAATACTTTTGATGTATCTTTACCTTGTTGCGCAACATAGTCGACAAATCTACCAGTTATTTTGTTAGTATCAATCGTTACATAGAAAACTAATTCGCCACCAATTAAACTAACCACGTTTTTAACAGCGTCAAGGTTACTAATATAATAAAAGTTAGTTTTAGCCGTGCTTGTGATGTTACAATTTTTCAAAGTCCAACCACTGCCGTCGAGTGCCATAGTCATTAAATGTTGACCGTCAATAACTGATGGGCGGACGTCTTTGATATAGTTACCAGTAGCCAATTCTTGATAAGCTAACTCGTTGGCTGAATACTCAACGTTATTCTCGTTATCAGTTTTACTAGCTAACCTAAACAGCAAATGCTTTTGTTTGTCTAGCGGGTGTTGTATTGATACATATTTACCATAACTGTTGATTGACTTGTTTATTGGTAGTGTGAAGTTGAATATAATACCAGTATTTATCTTAAAATCAAGATGACCTTCTAACAGCTCTTTTTCGCTAATATTATCTATAATATTCTGTTGTTTATCAAATATATAAATCATAGCATAGTCACCCTGTAATCAACTTTTAAATCACTAGCATTTGGGCTAGAAACAACGTCACCGCTTTTAACTTTCTGTTCAAATATATTTGTGTGCATAATATCCACATACATCAATTGTGATAATCCGGCATGTGTAATATCAAATGTACTTTGGTCGATAATGATTAAATCGCCCTTGTTATATCCAGTATTCAATACCAAGCTGTAATCTGTATTAATATCCAATTCAACTTTGTTTGTGTTATCTGAAACAGTTAGATAAATCTTATCTAGTGTCTGTTCGTATGATAGTTGTGGATCATTAATAACTAACTGGCTACCGCCTTCAATCGTTTTAGATTGTCCATAACGATAAGGTTTAGTCATTTTAATAGTGATTGTACCAGTTGTTTTAATCGTTCCAGCGTCATCAACGGCAAGTGATGTTACTGTACCGTATCTAACGAACTCATTTTCATCAGCAAAGAAGAACGCTCGTTCGTTACCCTGTAAAACATATTTTAGCCTTGTATATTTCTTGTTAAAATCATCAATATCAACGCCATTTAATTCATATTTAATTGTAATCTCGTGGCTGTCAAGCTTACTAGAAACAAAAAGCTCACCGTCACTCACTGTATTAACTGTATTCACTGTGCGTGTATAATTTTCACGTCCTGATACATTTAATGTGCGATAGCCGGCAAGCTCCTTATCCAGATTGACACCCCCGAACGTCAACGCCTCTGGCATTAATCGCTCTAGTGAGGACTGCGCCGTTAAGGGTTGAAAGTCGTATAGGTTTGTCATATTTTTTTCCTTATAGAATAAGTATACACTATTTTGTTATAAATATACACTATTGCTACGGTGTAATGTTGCTGCTGAACCTTGTGCGTCTGATACATCTGCTACAAAGCCATTGTATGTTGATTGACCCATAGATAAGTTAACGTTCATAGGTTGCTGTGTACGCTGCATATCTACTGATAATGATCCGTTGTTGATGTCTAAACCATTGCTTAATTGAGTGTTGATTGTGTAATCGCTGTTACCACTCAATGCGTCTTGGATAAACGGTGCTACACTTTGTACAGTTTTCTGAACGTCCTTAAAGTCATTTTTAAGCCCTTCATTCAAACCTTGCATGATTGACTTACCAGCAGGGATAAGCAAACGTCTATCGTAAGATATTGGTCCTTTGTGGTCACGAATCCAACCAGCTATATTTCCAACGAAACTTGTTATACTTCCCCACATAGATTGTAATCCGTTTAAGAATCCTTGCATGATAGCCTGACCGGGTCCAAACAAGCTGATGCTCATTATTCCTTGAAGAACAGATTGAGCAGCTCCGCTTCCGCTACCGTTAGCATTCCCATATCCAGCCATAATTCCTTGAACAAACATGCTGATCAACCTACCACCAGAACCAAGTACAGATCCAAGTGCATATCCAACTCCGTATACAAACTTCATGACAGCTTGTACAGCAATATCAACTATTCTAGGAATAGCATTAACCATACCCATAATAAACTTTGAAATTAAGTCTATACCTGCATTAATTATTCTCCCTAAATTATTAGCAATTGCTCCAATAAAAGTAACGATTAACGTAACCACAGTGCTAACAATGTTTGGAATTGTTTGTGTTATTCCTTGAATTAATTTAAGTAACAAGTTGACACCAGCAGCAACTATTGAAGGTAATCTCCCAGCTATTGTATTTATGATTGTTACTATAAAATCAATAACAGCTGGCACGACTTGTGGTATGGCTTGCGTCATTCCTTGAATAAATGTAACGATTAAGTTAGCACCACTAGCAATCAACTGTGGCAAGTTAGCTGCTATTGTATCCATAATCACAACGAACATGTTGACAATGGCAGGAACTAACTGCGGAATAGCTGTAACAATTCCATTTATTAGTGCCAATATCAAGTTAACACCTTGTTGAACTAACGTTGGCAAGTTAGCAACAATCGTACTTACAATCGTAACAATAAGATTCATAATTACCGGTGCTATCTGAGGTATTGCTGTTATAATTCCTTGTAAGAAGTTAACAATCAAATTTACACCTGCTTGAATCATTGCAGGTAATTGTGTTGCGATAACAGTTAATATACCAATAATCATGTTTGTAAACTGAAGCACGATAATTGGTGCTTGTGTCATAATAGCAGTTAAGAAACTAACAATCATAGCAGCAAATGCTACACCCATAGCAGACATTGTTGTAATCATGTTTTGAGCGCTAACGTTTGAACTGTTCATTGTTGTAATCAACAAAGCTAAACCTACTGAAGCTGCACCAATAC